CAAGACCTGCGTGCAGTGGGCATCAGTCCAGGCAGTCTGGAATCTGATATTGCCACAGGCGAAGAAATTAATGCCATGGAACCTGCAGGTGCTGCAGGAGTAGACATTAGCGCAGGCGTCCTTGGTAATGCGCCTGGTCCAGGTGGCGCTGCAGCAGCACCAGCAGCAACACCGCCAGCTGCATAAATAACACTATTATGATACTGCAAGAATTTTGGAACAAAGAACCTGAAGCATATCAGGACCTGTCGCAAGACAACAGCCAACCTCAACTGGGTGACCTGCGCAAGACTCACCTTACTCTGCAGCAACTCAACAAACTGCGAAGAATGAACGATGTTCGTGCAGTTGAATTTAAAGAAAAACTCAAACTGGTGCGTCAGCAATACGCACCACCTGCAGCGCCTGTGATGTAATTTTTGCCATGTCTGGCAATTTATCGTGTTTTTTCCATCTAAATGCACCAAGTTTAAGCCTCTTGGGTAAATAACATTACACTTTACCTAACAGGAGTTTCTTTATGAACAAATTTGAACAATTGATCGAATACGTGATCAATGATGAAGACCAAAAAGCTCGCGCCTTATTCCATGACATTGTTGTGGGCAAAAGCCGTGAAATTTATGAAAGCATGATGTCTGACGAAGAGCTAGACGAAGCTGACGAAGCTGACGAAGACCTAGAAGAAGGCGCCATGGGCGGCGACGCAGCTGACGACTTGATCGATGATGTTGAATCTGAAGAGCAAGACGACATGAGCATGGAAGCCGCACACGCCGATGACGACGAAATGGACGTTGAAATGGACGACGGCATGGACGACGACATGGACATGGATAGCGAAGAAGGACTTGAAGACCGTGTTATGGATCTTGAAGACAAGTTAGACGAACTTATGGCTGAATTTGAAGACCTAATGGACGGTGGTTCCGACGAAATGGGCAACGGCGACGACATGGACAGCGACATGGGCGGTGATGCTATTGAAATGGACGATACAGAAGAAATGATGCCTGAAATGGGTATGATGGAAAATGTGAGTCTCAAAGCAGCCCCAAAGCCAGTTACTACAGAACCAGCTGGAACAAACAGCAGATCTGCAGTAGCCGCTAACAGTGGTGCAAAAGGTCCAGTTGGCAGCACAGTTAAGCCTGTGACTACAACTGGTGCAGAAGCACAAGGTCGTCCTGCTCCGACTACAAAAGACTTAATTGGCAAAGTTGGTAATTCACCAGCTCAAGGCACACAAAAGCCTAGTGCAGCTACTAAGCCTAGATTAAGCCAGGAAAGCGGCGTTAATAACAAGTCAACAGTGCCCGGATCACGTAACTAAAAATGGTTTACCTACAAGAACAACTTACCTTTAATCAAGCTAACATTCAGGTTCTTGAAGAATCTAATGCCAGCGGGGGTAAGAACCTTTACCTTAAAGGTATTTGTATTGAAGGTAACAAACGTAACGCTAACGACAGAATCTATCCACTGCATGAAATTACTCGTGCAGTCAACACTATTACTCAACAGATCAAAGAAGGCAATTCAGTCTTAGGTGAAGTGGATCACCCAGATGATTTAAAAATCAATCTTGATCGTGTTTGCCATAGTGTTGAAGATATGTGGATGGAGGGCGAAGCCGGACATGGCAAGCTCAAGATCCTCCCGACCCCAATGGGAGATTTGATCAAGACGTTGGTTCAAAACGGCGTTAAACTTGGCGTGTCAAGCCGCGGAAGCGGTAACGTTGACGATAGAACAGGACATGTAAGTGACTTTGAAATAGTCACTATAGATGTGGTTGCCCAACCCAGCGCACCAAATGCGTACCCCAAAGCAATTTACGAAGGTATGATGAACATGAATTATGGTCATAGATTACTGGAGATTGCTAAAGATGCTGGTCGTGACAACAAAGTGCAGAAGTACCTGAAAGGCGAAGTAATTCGTTTGATCAGGAATCTGAAAATCTAAGGAGAATCTACTAATGTTAGATGCAATCAAACCATTGCTAGATAGCGACTTGATCAACGAGGAAACTCGTACTGAGATTAACGAAGCCTGGGAAACCAAGCTGAGTGAAGCTCGTGAGCAAGCCCGTACAGAACTACGTGAAGAGTTCGCACAACGCTATGAGCATGATAAGACAGTTATGGTTGAAGCCCTAGATCGAATGGTAACAGAAGGACTCCAAGCAGAACTTCAACAAGTGGTAGCTGAAAAGCGATCTCTTGCTGAAGATCGCGTTAAGTTCCACAGCAAGATGAAAGAAAGTGCTACAAAGTTCAACAACTTTATGGTAACTAAACTTGCTGAAGAAATTGGCGAACTGCGTAAAGACCGTAAGCAGCACAATGAAGGACTAGAAAAACTAGAAAACTTCATAGTGCATGCTCTAGCTCATGAAATTCAAGAATTTGCCCAAGACAAGCGTGACGTGGTTGAAACCAAAGTTCGTTTGGTCCGCGAAGCACGCAGCAAACTTGAAAACCTCAAGTCACGTTTCGTTAAGGAAAGTGCCGAGAAAATGAGTCGTGCTGTTAGCAGTCATCTCAAAGCTGAATTGACACAGTTACAAGAAGACATCAAAGTTGCTCGTGAGAACAATTTTGGACGTCGTATCTTTGAAGCGTATGCAGCAGAATTTGGCGCTACTCACCTAAATGAGAACGCAGAAGTTCGCAAGCTCAGCAGCCTGCTACACCACAAAGACAAGCAGTTGTCAGAAGCCATTAAACTCACCGAGCGAGCTAAAGTCGTCGTTGAGTCCAAAGAACGTGAAATACGTATGATCAAAGAATCCAATGAGCGTGATAGCTCATTGGAAATGTTGCTGGCCCCCTTGAACAAGGAAAAAGCCAATGTCATGCGTAATTTGCTGGAAAGCGTACAAACCACTCGTTTGAAAAACGCCTTCGAAAAGTATCTACCAGCAGTTTTGGAAGACCGTTCTGTAAGAACCAATAAAGTAATTACAGAATCAGTTACCGAAGTTACTGGAGATAAATCTGTTCCAAGTAGTCAACAGGAAGACCGCGAAGCTAAAAGCAACGTAATCGACCTTAAGCGCCTGGCAGGGTTATAAAATTTTATAGGAGACTTAAATGTCACAAGAACTATTAGAAAGCCGCTGGGGCGAGACTAAAGAAGCATTACTTGAGGGTCTTAATGGCTCCAAGCGCAACAGCATGGGTGTTATCCTTGAAAACACTCGCAAGTACTTGAAGGAAAACGCTTCCGCAGGTTCTACTGCAGCAGGTAACATTGCTACATTGAACCGTGTGATCCTTCCAGTGATTCGTCGTGTTATGCCAACTGTTATTGCTAACGAGTTGGTCGGCGTTCAGCCAATGACTGGTCCCGTTGGTCAGATTCACACTCTGCGTGTGCGTTATGCAAACAGCTTGACTGACAACAGCGCAGCAGCAACTTCTGTTGCAGCTGGTGAAGAAGCACTGAGCCCATTCAAGATTGCCACAGCGTACTCCACAGTACCTGGTGCAACTGCTACTGCAACTAGCTACACTGGTGCTAACACAGCAGGTATGGAAGGTACTGGCGGTAAGCAAATTTCCGTTCAGATCCTGAAGCAGGCTGTTGAAGCCAAGACACGTAAGTTGCAAGCTCGCTGGACTTTTGAATCAGCACAAGACGCACAGTCAATGCACGGTATTGATGTTGAAGCAGAAATCATGGCTGCACTGGCACAAGAAATTACTGCTGAAATTGACCAAGAGATTCTGTTGAGCCTGCGTAGTCTGGCTGCTACTGAATTTACTTACAACCAAGCTACTGTTTCTGGTACTGCTACATTCGTTGGTGACGAACACGCTGCTCTAGCTGTGTTGATCAACCGTGTTGCTAACTTGATTGCTCAGCGCACACGTCGTGGCGCAGGTAACTACGCTGTTGTTAGCAGTGCTGCACTAACAGTGTTGCAAAGTGCTACAACCAGCGCATTTGCTCGCACAACAGAAGGCACATTTGAAGCACCTACAAACACCAAGTTTGTTGGTACATTGAACGGTGCTATGCGTGTGTTTGTTGACAGCTATGCTAGCGACAATACACCAGTTCTGGTTGGTTACAAAGGCTCTTCAGAAGCTGATGCTCCTGCATTCTACTGCCCATACATCCCATTGATGAGTTCAGGCGTAGTGTTGGATCCATCAACATTTGAACCAGTCGTGAGTTTCATGACACGTTACGGGTACATTGAGCTTACTAATACTGCATCGTCTTTCGGCAATGCTGGCGATTATGTTGGAGAAATTGCCGTAAGTAATCTGAGTTTTTCGTAAGATTTACTCAGAGTTATACTGCAACTCAAAAAAGCACCTTCGGGTGCTTTTTTTTATTGACAAAAATATCTAAAAGTGTTATTGTTATGTTGTGAAGTTGCACTGTCAAACTAAATAACAATATGAAATCTTATACCTATCTAATCAAACACAATCCTAGTGGTAAAGTCTATTACGGATTTCGTTGTGCAAACAAAGTAGAACCGCATGAAGATTTATGGAAACATTATTTTACCAGCAGTCCAAAAATTCAAACATTGATTGCAGAAACAGGTGCAGAAAGTTTTGACTATGAGATTAGAAAAATATTTGAAACAAAAGAACAAGCAGTTGCATGGGAAACCCGTGTGCTGACTCGTTGCAAGGTGTTACATGACGACCGTTGGCTCAACCAGAACGTAGCAGGATACATTGTGCCTACAGAAGAATCGCGAAAGAAAATTAGTGATTATCACAAAGATAAACCAAAAAGTGATAAACACAAGCAAAATTTAAGTACTTCGCAAAAAGGTAAACCCAAAGTAAACTCTAAGAATCAAACTGCTGAATATAGAGCCTTGATGTCTACTCTTAAATCTGGTAGCGGAAACGGTAGATACGGCAAAGAAGTTTCTGAAGAAACTCGCCGTAGAATTAGTGACGCTAAAAAAGGAAAGCAAGTAGCCCACAACAAAGGCGTACCAATGAGCGCTGGGCAAAAGCAAAAGCTCAGTGAAAAAATGAAAGGTCGTAAAGTTGATCCAGAAGTACTGGCACGTAGAGTAGCAGCACAAACCGGACAAAAACGACCTAAACTACACTGCGAGCACTGCCACAGAGACATAGCAGTGGGATGGTATCATAGACACGGTGACGCCTGCCTAAGTCAAACACTCTAGACCTTGAACCAGCTCAGATATTGATTAA